TTCGAGCTGGTGAATGTCGTAGGTGGGGTTGAAGCCGTTCTTTTCGGCCTCAACGATCTTGTCCTGGAGCGTCCGGCTAGCCCAGTGGACGGCGAAATACCAAGGGCTGAGCTTGTAGTTGTCAACTGGAGTGTGCGTGTTCATTGTGATACTTGATTGAAGCGGCCAGCGGTGGCTGACCTGTCCCTAGAGTTACACATGACCAGCAGGGTGTCAAGCTGGTCGTGTAACACTCTGCAATGTGGCAGCGGTGGCCTGGAGTCGCTACCTTTGTGCTCCGTCCTTTCTTTGAGGGGAACGGGTAGTCCGCAATCGCCCGGTTGCGGTAAGGCTGGCACCTCGGGAGGACCAGCCACCGGGCAACTATTCCGGCACACCAAGCGCTTCTGGCTCGTATTGCGTAAGAACGCAAACGTCAGCGCCTTGATTCAGAGCAGTCCCAACGATGTAGTGGAACTGCTTCTGCGCGTCATCCGACTCCTCGATCTGGTACTCCTCGATCTCGTAGGCCATCCCCTTGCGGTACCAGGCAATTCGCACCACGGCCAGAAGCTCGTAGGGGATGTCGCCAACCGTGTACCCCAGGGTTGGTTTCCTGGGGCGTTTCGGCTGGGGCGGTTCCGGCTTAGCCACGGGATCTCTCCAAAACAGCCACGCGGCAGCCCGCAGTAGCCCTAGAAAGAAGTTAGGTGGTTTCAACCCGATCGAGTTCAGCTTCAATAAGTTTGCGGACCCAGAGACTGATTGGGACATCGCAATCTTTGCAATGCTGCGAGAGTTTTTTGTGGAGCGCTGGGAGCATGGTTACGCTCACCAGTTTTCGATCGCTTTTAAGGTTGCCCATCAAACCCGCGTATCGCTGAACTGTCTAGCAAAACCACCACCGTGGTGCGTCCAGTCCTCAGGTGTAGCAGTCGCACGAGGTCCGTCAATATCCTCGACATAACCATCTGCGTGGAACTGGGTCAAACACGCGGGACAGGTTGCCTTAAGGCGCCCTTCAGTCCGAGGTCGCAGATTAAACAAAGGCGGTCTGTGCTCAGCCACGCAGTGATAGTAATTAAACATACGGGCCATAAAAGTAGCGTCTCGTGCATGGAGTAAAACTTGACCTTGCAGTCTAGAGTCTTTTATCAGTTGTTGTATAGCTGGCAGTATAAAAATAGGGCTTTCTTGTCTGTTTACGGCATCGATAATAGTCTCTTTATTTACACGATGTATGTCAAGTCTAAACTGTTTAGTGTAAGTAGCTTGACAGAACATGTGCCAAACCAAGGCACCAACGGGGGAGTCTATAAAACTGCAAAAACGGGTTACTCCACGACCGTATCCAGGCTCATCTAAACCCAATTTTTTAGGTATGTATTCCTCCCAAGGAGGCACATTATCGGGATTAGTTAGCCACTCTTCCGTTGGCACATACTCGTAAAAACCGTGATCCTGTTCAAAGCTCCAAGACACAATAAACTTCCGACAACTTGGTCGGTCTGAGTGGGTACTGACTGAGCCAGGACGGAGGGGTGGTTGGAGTCACCCCTTTGATCCGTCTATTCAGATCATACCGAAAACATATGAGATGTCAATCAGGTATGTCTGCATCTGTGTCTCACGAGTCCCAAAAATCGCTCGCCTCCTGAGCCCGCTGCTGAACCACTTCCTTCGGCAAAACCCTATTCACACGGGAGTCGTGTAAAAAATCGAGATCCGCTGCGCCAGAAGGGTTCTTATTGACAAAATCGTTTCGGCAAAAATCCGGTTTGTCAAAAACCTCGACTGTCTCATCTGAGACTGGCTCTGGTGCCCCAGTAGTACAGCCAGCCTTTTTGCCAAAAATGCTTTTTGCCAAACCCTTGGCAAAATTCAAACCCGTTCCAGCGCAAGGGGTTTCGATTTTTGACGTAGTTTTCTCGTGACTATTAGGAAACTGCTGTTTAGAGAGGAACTGGGGTACGTCTGTACCAACAGCCAAGTAGTACACCTGGGGCCGCCCCTTGAGACTGGGTGCATCAGCAGGTTTTTCACAGCGCTGGATCAGCCCTTGTGCTTCGAGCTTGTCCAGGCCGTACCGGATCGCCCGCTCCCGGTGCTTACCACCAAGCTCCTCGTGGTCGTTAAACATCCCAGCTGACCACGGCTTCTTGGTGATCCGCATGACCTCCAGCATGTCCAACGTGTGCTGGTTTGGCGTGTTGGGCTTGATGGTGTTGTCAGTCTCTGGGACAGGCCCTATTTGGTACGTGTAATCCGGCATAAGGGTGAAGACCATTCGCTGCCCTTCACGGTCATCCCGGCTCTTTTCCACGGTGATGACGCGGCTGTTGAACGCCAGGCGAAGAGACATCAGCTCCTCCATGGTCAATCTCCGCATATTCCAGGTCTCGTCTACAGCCGCTCGAATTGCGGATGTACCACGGAACGAACCTGCCTTGGTGTTGTGGTGGATAACAACGATGCTGCAGGCCGGAAAGTCCACACCATTGCGTCGTGCAAGCCGCTTAAGGGGCATTGCGTATTCCCGGCGGTTTTCTTCGTAAGGGTTGGAGTCATTACAGCCATCAAGGCTGTCAATAACGATCAGGTCGTACTTGTGTTTTTTCTGGATCTTGACGAAACGGCGATACCACGACATATCCCACTCACCAATCACATCCACACCGCGATCAACACCGATAGCCGCAAACTGCCTTCTAAGGATTCGCTCGTTCTGGTCCCCGTTCAACCAAAGAACCTTGGATTTCTGAACCGGAACCATGCCGCCATAGACATTGAAAGCCTTGCCTTGAGACAGATGCTTTGCGAGCGTCTGGCACATTGCCGTCTTACCCGTGCCCCCATCAGCGTGGATCAAGAGTGTCCAGGGCTTCGGCAGCAAACCCGGAATCAGGTAGTCGAAAGCATCGCAACGCAGCGCTTCAATAGGCTGCGGCCCAGCACCAGTAGTGCGTTCATACGCCAAGTGAGCGTCGAGCATCCGGTCAACAGAGATCGCTCCATCTCGTCTTCCGGCCTCAAGGCCCAGGATGTGTTTTGCCTGATCCAGCAGCGCTGGATTTTCAAGGGTTTCCTCCAGCTTTAGGGCTTTATCAATAAGTGCTTGCCCATCTAAAAATTCCTGCCTGTAACGCAGGGGAGAACTTTCCGCATCGTGAACAATCCTGCGTAGCTCCTCCGATAACCACAACCTTCCCGGCATTTGCTGGTCCGCCATCCAGAACAGCGTCCCCAGGCTCACCGGCCCCTTGCGGAAGGACTTCCAGACCTCCTCGCAGGGATTGCCATCAGCCCAATCCTGTGAAAATTCTGGGTCTTCTGCAGACCACGCGGACCACAGCGTTAAGCCAAGGTCAGTCGGCAACTCCGAGTGGATCGCCATTCCCACCTTCACCCAATGATCCCGGCTGCCATTCCCCTGGCCGGGAATCACCTTCAGTGCCGACTGAATGATCTCAGCCACTTCAGCTGGATCTCGATCCGAAAAATCCAGCGCCTTCCGGTTCTTAATAAAGCCACCGTCCTGGACCTCTTTGCCGGCCGCATCCCGCATCTCAGCGATCAGCCAGTCCGGCGCCTCAGGAATGGCTTCCAGATCCCCCTCAAAGCCGTACTCACCAGCTGGAGCCTTCCCATCACTGGAGCCCGGATAAGCCCCGTAGATGACCCCCTGACGGCCCCAGAGCACCTCGTAGCCCGCTCCGGTATCCGACAGCCCAAAACCCTTCACCTCGCCCCACAGGGCCTCAGGGACGCGGAAGAGGTATTTCGCCGCATTCGCCTTGGTCGAAGTGATGACTGGAGCACCCTCAAGCGACTCGCCCCACTTCTTTTTGAGACGGGCGAGATTGCGATCCACGTCAAGAATCACGAGTCCCGCGCTGCGAGGCCCCGTGAACGCCCCCACCGCCTGAAACACCTCAGGCTTCCGCTCGATCTGGAGCGCAACATCCGCCGGCCCCATCACCTGATGGTGCGACTTCTCAAGCGGCGTCTTGCCTTTTGAGAGTTTCCCGGACTGGATCGCCTGATCCTTGACGTAGATCGGTGCGTAGGCGACACCAGTAGGCAGCTGGCGCACGAACGCCAGCAAGTCCAGCACTTTCCTAGTGCTCATGTTAGAGTCTCACACGAGAATGTTTAGATCGCCCCTGTAGTTAGCCACTGCAGGGGCGTTTTCTCAATGTAGCCAGACTTGTCAAGGCGTGTTAGTGTTTTACACGTTGCCCCCAGGGCGACCACACCAGACACCTACACGACCATGGGTTTCCTTTCCAAGCAAGCATCAGCAACCGTTTCCAGCTCCGGCACCGGCGGCGGCTACCTCCAAGTTTCCAAGCTCGCCGATGGCGGCTCCGTCCGCTTCGCGCTGCTGAGCGACGAGCCGCTCGAATTTTATGAGTGCTGGGGAACTAGCACCGACGGAAGCGGAAGCAAGCCTTTCCGTTTCGACTTCGAGCCCACCCCCGAGGACGTGACACATGAGATGGGTGAGTACGAACCCCGCGAAGGCCGTGGTGGTCCCGGCACTGTCGACGTCAAATTTGCCATCGCCGTCCCGGTCTACAACTTTGATACCGGCAATGTGCAAGTTCTGAGCCTTACTCAGAAAAGCATCATCAAAGAGCTGGACAGCATTTCCTCGCTTGAGGAGTACAGCGATTTGACCGCTTGGGACTTCAGCCTCAGCAAGAAAGGTTCCGGCCTTACCACTGAGTACACCTTGCGCCCGCTCCCCCGCAAGAAAGGCGCCCAAGAGCACATTGATGCTGCCTGGATCGAGGCCAAATCCAACGGCTTCGACATCAGCCGCCTGCTGACCGGAGGCAACCCCTTCAAGGCAGCCTGATTACTGCTAAATAACACCGCCCCGCCGTTGCGCGGGGCTTTTTTACTGGTATTATCAGATTGGGAAAGAGTATTCAAGTGGCCTCTAACACACAAGATGTCCTGGCATCACTAAGAAAGAGGTCGCTGGTACAAGACGATGTAACCGACCCCGGCGGCAGGATTTACCGGGACTCCAAGGGCCAGATTTACCATTCAGTCACCCGAATCCTCCAAGCCACGCAATCAGAAGAAGCCCGTAAAGCACTGGAGCGCTGGCAAGAACGACTGGGACCCCAAGAAGCCACTCAACAGCGGGATGTAGCAGCCCGCCGTGGCACGATGGCCCACAACCAACAGGAGTATTTCCTGAAGACGGCAATGCAGCTGGCACGATCAGCCGCCAACCGCCGCAATGCCATTCACTGGGACGACCAAGGTTTAGCCCGCATCCCCACTCCCATCACCCGATGGGCACTGGAACGTGTCCATCCAAACCTCCCCCCAGTGGGCTGGTCTGGAGCCGGTTACGCCCGAGGTCTATCCAGTTGGATCTTAGAAAATGTAACTGAAATCTTTGCAAGTGAATTTAACTCTTACCACCCAGGTGGATGGGCTGGAACTTGTGATGCCTTGCTATCACTGAAAGGCAGAGGCTCAGGTCTATACATTGTGGACTGGAAAACAAGCACTAAACGTAAAACAGATGACGAAGATCGCCTCCCTGAAGGCCACAGTTACCTCCACCAATGTGGCGCTTACAGCCTTTCATTAAAGTACATGACCTCCCTAGAAATAGCTGGAGCAGCTGTAGTTTTAGCCCGCCGCTGCGGTCCCCCCAATGTCCACATCATGGACAGAGACGAGCTGGCACTAGCTGAAGATGCCTTCGTGAACAGGTCCATTCAATACTTTGAAAACCTAGAAATTGCCATTCATGCCTAAAAACGCCATTCATACTGTGTAAGAAAATCGCCATTCATAGCGATGGCTGGAGCAATGCTGATTCTTGCTGGTGTGCTAATCGGTCTCTATGGCCTGGCGGTGCTGCTCGGTGACCGGGAGCCGGACGGCACCGTGCGGGAGGGTATCGCTGGAGCGATCAAGCGCCGGCAGTCTCGGCAGTAGTCTCACGGGTCCAGCGCTGGAGCTTCAAAGTTCCTGCAGCCGGACGGTGGCGACTCCATCAAGCGGGACACCTAAGCGGTGAGCAGCCCCGGCCGACAGATCCACCGAGCCGCAGTTGCACCGATCTGTAACTGGAACAGTCAGCCGGCGGCCTTGGTGCGTGATCTGCAGCCGAGTCCCACAAGGCAGCCAAGGGTGGGCCGCACTGATTCCCCAGTGCTGGTACGTCTGCCCGCAGTACGTCGGCCGGCCATGGAACCACGGGTCATAAACCGTGGCGGTTACCTGCCGGGCATCGGCTGGAGCGCTTAGGCAGCACGCCAGCCAAGCTAAGAGGGTGCGCTTCACTTCACTACCTCCCGAACCCAAGCCTTAACGGCAGAGACTGCGCTGGGGCTGAGATCCTGCCGGTTGAAGCGGTCCCCCTCAAGGCAGAGACCGTCAGAGATGGCAAGAAAGGTTGAGAGGTAGTAGCTGGAGCAGAGCAAGCCGCTCCCATAGCGGAACTCAACAATCGGCTCGGGATGCCCTCCGGGTATCCGCTGGAGCGCTTCGATGGAGACGGTGAGGGCTGTGCCCTGGCGGGTTTCAGTTTGCATTGTTTTAGGTGGTGTCATTTGCGGGAGGCCTGGCGCTTGCCGGCATTTGCGCGGCGTTTTTTGTTTTCCACAGGCTTAACTTGTGGAATCTGTGGAAAACCGCCGGCGGCCAGAACCTGCTCAGCAGTCAAGGTCTGACGGCTGACGCTGGCGCGATCTAGTACGGCCTGGAACGCTGCAGCCTGCCGCAGCTGCTGCTGCCTCTCATGGAGTGCCGGCAGCGTCTCCAGGTTCCAGCGACTCGAGCCGATCTTGCTAGCTTCGGCGCGATGCTCAGCCAGCCAAGCCAGCACGGCATCATCGACCGGGTGATTCTGTGCCAGCCAGAGCTTGTCTGCCCACTCGATCTTCAAGCGTCGGGCAGCTTCGCGTTCAGCGTCGCGGTTTTCTTTGCGCTGGCGCTGTGTTGTCCATTCGCCGCCGGTCATGGCTGAAGCTCCCAGCGCTCGATAACGTGCTGGATCAGCTGGCGCGTGTGGTGATACCGCCAGCCGTGCTTGCTGTTTCCTGTGCGGTGCAACTGCGACTCTGCAGCCCACAAGGCCTGTTCGATTCTCAGCCAGTGCTCTGGCGCAAGCGTGACCGTTACGGCCCGGCTTGGTGTTGCCATGGTTCCCTCGGTTTAGGTAACTGTTAAACACTACCACGGCCGCGCAACCCTGCCCGCCAGGTTGCAAAGTTTAACAAGACCAAGGGTTAGGGCTGGGGCTGCTGGCATGATGCAAGGGCAGTTCGGCCTATCCGTGCCATGCGTGCAATAGAAGAACAGATGCTGACCGCCATCCGGTTTGGGAAGGATTGGCGCAGCGGCAACACGTCGGTCAGCTGGAGCCACAACAGCCCGACCTTTGGCAGCAGCCAAGCCGTCATCAGGTTGCACGGCAACAGAATCGGCATCTACCAGCCCAGCAGTGGAACCCTGAACATCAGCGATGGCGAGGGTTACCGCACCGCCACCACGAAGTCCAGACTTAACGCGCTGTTAGAGCTGATCCCCGGCCGCCGCTTGCGCGTCTTCCAATGGCGGGGAGAGTGGAAGTTCCAGCGGCACGATGGCACTGCCGAACCCTGGCAGGGCTGGCGCGTTATCGAAGCGTGCCCGATGACTGGCGAATGGAACGCTTGACGGCTGGCGCGTGCTGGCTGTATTGTTGCACAAGAGCAAACCTAACCAAGGCTCAAACCATGACCACCTACACAACCGAAGCCCTGGCGCGCTTCCCTTGGATCGTCAGCTGCGACACCCTGAAAACAGAGCATCTGCTCATCCGCTACTGGGAAGCACTGGAGCAGGTTCACCGTTGCCGCTACGACGGTTCACCCTTCGCCGCAAACCAGCTCACACTGACTCAGCAGCTGGAGCAGATCGCCGGCCCTGACGCCAAGGAAGCGGACTGGGATGAGGAGATCGCCGCTCAGCACGTCGACAAGATGCGCGAGATCTTGGAGGAGTTAGCTCCCGACGGTTTCCACTTTGGCAGCCAGGAAGGAGACGGCGCTTGCTTCGGCTTCTGGCTGGATCAGGACTGGGCCGATCTGCTGGAGCATTGCGGGTTCGCTTCCGATTCTGACCCCGAGGCCGTGGCCGCAGTGGTGCGGGAGCTTGTGGCCGGTGGCATCGATCCGGAGAATTATGAGGACTACTACCAAGGCGAGGCCGAAGGCTACAACGAGGCAGAGGCTGGCGCAGAGTTTGCCGCGCAGCTGGCGGAAGATACCGGCCTGATCCAAGCCACGGCGCAGTGGCCGCATACCTGCATCGACTGGGAGGAAGCCTGGCGTGAGCTGGAGCTAGGCGATGGCTTCTGGCTGCAGCAGATCAACGGCTGCCAATGGGCTGTCTTCCGTAACGTCTGAGCTGGAGCCCACCGATTCCACGGCCCGCGCTCGTCGCTTCGCTCCTCCCGCAACGGAGGAGCTTTTTAATGGCCGCGAAATGTGAGAGCGCAGAGGTTAGCATGGGGCCATCGAGTTTGTGACTCTCAGTGCCAGAAGTTGACGGCCAGGAAGTAGAGAAGCCGACGACCGTAGGGAATGACGAGTCGAAGCGGTGGCGTGGCGGACCTAGCAGCCAGTCGAAGATTGAGGAGCGGGTGAACTACGCCTACGCCCTACTTCTTCGTGGTGACACTCGGCACAGTCGCGCCTTAGAAGCCTCTAAGAAGTTCAACATAAGTCTTCGTACAGCACATGAAGACATCAAAAAGGCCATGGAGCTTTTGAGCAAGGAGAGATCTGAGGATCGAGCCGAGCTTTTGAACATCATCACGGCAAACCGCTTGGCACTGCTGAATAAAGCGGTGCGTAAGGGCAACTACCAGGTGGCCTGCCACCTGCTCGATTCGCTCGGAAGAGCAGCGGGCGAGCTGGATCCGATCACCGAAGCGAGCGCGGCGCCGTTGCTGCGAGTGGAGATCGACGACAAGCGGCAGCCGGGCTAGTACACCTGAACCACTACCCCCCCAGGTAGCCGTTGCGGGCCGGACGCCTACCGGCTGGAGCCGTTGCCGCTGCCACCTTGCGAAGTGTAACAGTAGGCCTGTCCCCTGGCCTCTGCTGTCATACACTAAGAGCACACCAAGGGAAGCCACCCCATGCTCAAAGCTGCCTCCTTCTCTCTGCTGGCGCTGGCCGCTTGCTCCACTGCTCCAGCGTGCACGCTGCTCCTCCTCAGTCACGGCCTCGCCGGCCTCTGGCTGGATCACGTCCGCGACTGACCCCCCGCTCCCCACCCATCCCCCCGCCAAGGGGGGCAGGGTTCGGAAATAGCGCAGGTCGACCAGGACATAGGGAACCTACTGATATATCCTCAATTCCCTTCTCTGTTACACACCGGGGGCAGGGGTTCAATTCCTGTAATACCCTAGAAAGTACCCCTACAAATACACATGACAGCCACGGCTGCTGGGACGTTAAATCTCCGATACGCACAAGGTCAGGTTTTTAGTAGTCGAAAGCGCTTCAGAGTGCTGGTAGCCGGCCGAAGATTCGGAAAAAGCTACCTGTCATGTATCGAATTGCTGCGTGGGGCGATCGAAAGGCCGGGAGAAACATTCTTTTATGCCGCCCCTACATACCGGATGGCGAAAGACATTGCTTGGAAGGTGATGAAAAAGCTGGTCCCGAAGGCGTGGATCAAGTCGAAGAACGAGACGGACCTGAAGATCGAGCTGGTGAACGGCTCAACGATCGAACTGAAGGGCACTGAAAACGCGATGGCATTGCGCGGCCGCAGTTTGGCCGGCGTCGTGTTGGACGAAGCCGCGTTTATGTCCAGCGAAGTCTGGTTCGAGGTCATCCGACCCGCTTTGGCCGACAAACAGGGGTGGGCACTGTTTATTTCCACCCCAGACGGCACGGCTAGCTGGTTTTACGAACTCTGGCAATACGCCGACAGCGGCGATTCCGACTGGAGCCGGTGGCAATTCACGACAATCGACGGCGACAACGTCCCCCCGGAGGAAATCGAAGCCGCCCGCGCCCAACTCGACGCTCGAACATTCCGCCAGGAGTTCGAGGCAAGTTTCGAGAATTTAAGCGGTCTCGTCGCCGTCAGCTTCAGCGACGAGAACATCGAAAAGAGCGTCCAGGATCTCCCCGTCTTGCCACTGTTGATCGGCGTCGACTTCAACATCGACCCAATGAGCGCCATTTGCGCCGTCAAAAAGGGCGATGTCCTCTGGGTCTTCGACGAAATCATCATGACTGGTGGCGCCACCACCTGGGATCTCTGCGAAGAAATCCAATCCCGTTTCGGCGTAGATCGCCGCATTATCACGTGCCCCGACCCGACGGGAGGCGCCCGCAAAACCAGCGGCGTTGGAGCGACTGACCACAACATTTTGCGCAAGTCCGGCTTCACGGTATCGAGTCCCCGCAGCCCGTGGAAAATCCGCGACAAGATCACCTGCGTCAACACCGCCCTCCTCGACGCCTCTGGAACCCGCCGCCTGTTCATCAACCCCAAGTGCAAGGAGTTAATCAAGTCCCTACGCACGCTGACCTACGCCCCCGGAACGGGCCTCCCCAACAAAAACCTCGGAGTTGACCATGCTTTCGACGCTCTTGGCTATTTATGCCTACAAGTTTTCAACCTTGCCAAGCCAGAGTCTCTGGGCAAAACCAACTATCGTGTGTGGTAACACCCTTCTGCTGGCGCATCATGGCGAAAAAGAAGCCCACGAAAGCCCAAAAGAAGGTGGAAAAGGTGATGTCCGAGTACAAATCGGGCGCCTTGAAGTCCAGTTCGGGCA